CCATGAAGCTCAGAGGGCCACTAGAGCGGCTCTCAAGGCCCTTGATGAGTGCACCACTGGGGCGTAGTGTAGAGAAGTCGTACCCGATACCACCACCCAACTGCATAGTCTTAGCAGCCTCCTGAGCGGCAAGCATAATGCCCTCCATTGAGTCAGGGATTGTCATACTGACGAAGCAATTATACGGAGTGACTCGACGGGGTGCGCCCATAGCTGACTGTACACGACCTGCTGGCATGAATCGCATATCGTAGAGAACCTCACGGAAATCATTGAAGTGGCCCTCGTCGTCCTTCAGAGAGTTAGCTACACGGGTCATAGCAGCACGGAAGCTCTCTCCCTTAGAGCGGTATTTCATCTGGTGGATTTCCTCACTGATACCAATTGAGGGTCCGTAGTTGTGTTCTGGTAGGGAGTTCTTAATCATCGATTATCACCATTTCCGCCAAGGACGCCTCGCGCCTCTCGGTCATCTAGTTTCATTACATTCTGTTCAATCACGACAGCAAGGTCACTGTTGAAGTAGTTAGCAAGGGCAGTAGCATAGAAAACTACGTCCCCTAGTTCCTTCACGACTTCCTCTGGGGAAACCCGTGTCTTGTCTCGCAGGAGTTTCTTAACCTTCTCGGCTACCTCCCCTGCTTCACCCACAAGACCAAGGGCGTTCTCGACTAACCTAGTCTCACCCTCAGTCATAATCTTATCTTCTACCCACTTGCTATACTGCTTAGTGTCCATGGTACTCAACTCCATCAACTTCCATACTCCCTTCGCAATGTCTGTAGGCTAACAAATGATGGCTCGTATACACCGTCGGAAATACATCGCTTGATGATAACGCCTTTCCACCAGTCGCCGTTTGCTTGACCAGCCCAATCTTCCGCAGCACCCTTGAAACAGCCCGCGACCAGACCGATAGCGCCACCAGCACCTGCACCATCTTTAAAATACATATCACGCTTATGACTGTGGCCAACAGTGCAAGACCTGTAGCGATTTTGTATAAGCCCATAAGCGTGGTGAGTGCCAGAGATAGCGCGACCAAAGTTACCAGCGCCCACAAAATGAGCGTAGTCCACGCCATCGTAATTATGGATTTTGGGGGCTCCATGATTATATTCGTGGTACTCGTCGAACCACTTGTTCGTCTGAAGATGCTTAAAACTAATCCCATACTTACTGCCCTCCAGTCTTGGGTCAAAGCTAATCGCTGTCTTGATGCGATGCTCGTGGTTTCCCTCGAACCCAAACCAAGCTGGCCTCTTACGCTTGTTAATCTTGAAGTAATGACGTAGGCGTTCCTGTGAGTCGTTGTAGTGGTTGATGTCCCGCTCGTAGGACTGACTTACAATAGCCTCAGGCTTGCGTGTATCGTAGCTGTTAAGGGACCGCATGTCTGCCCCGTCCCCTAAGTCTACAACGTAGTCAGGTTTGATGTCATACAAGAACTTCCCTAACCAAGTAAACCGTTCATTGTCTGTCTGTGGATCGCTGTGGCCACAAGACCAAACTACTGCTGTCTTACCACCCATCTGGATTCTCCTCATCCTCAAGCCAATTCTCGTCGTCAAGGTCAAGGTATCCGTCACTACCAATATCCTCACAGTCTGCAATAGCCTCAGCCATTGAGTCGTAGTAAATCTCCTCGTCCCACGTATCGCCACCATCAGAGACAAGGCACAGGTTCCACACCATACCCTCCATCTCGTAAGGTCCACTCAGGATTTGTACAATCTTCATTTTGATCTCTCTTTCATCCAATCAACTGGGATTCTCTCATCTGCATAGGGAAAGCCGTGCTTCTTGCACCACGATCCATAGGTAGTCTTAGAGCCCTTACTCAGCCGTGTGTTTGAATTGCTAAACACAAACCTGATGTCCAACTCTGGGTGTTGTTTCTTAACAGCTAAGTGTTTAGCCCTCTCTGATCCTACGAAGCGTCCCTTAGCCTCGATGATGATGCCATTGTCAAGAACGAAGTCTGGTGTGTATGTGTGCGGGGCTGACACCCACTTGATCTTTAACGTCTCGTACTCGAAACCTACACCATTCTTCTTTAGCCACGCTGCATTGTCTTGCTCAAGGCCAGACCTAAACCCGGCCTTAAGTGCTGACTGTCTTAGCTTACTTCTTCTGGTGGTTCCCATAGTTGACCCTCCTCACGACGTAGCCAGAGTAGCCTAGCATTCTGAACCACCTTATCTACGTCACCATTGTACTGAGCCACACAACGATCGAACAATTCCCGCTCGGTCTCGGCCCCTGCTAGTATCTTCTTAGCCTTCACTGGACCTATGCCATATAGACCAATGATGTTGTCTGCCGTATCACCCGTAAGGATTTGAGTGTAGAAGAACATAAGGCCCTCCCACTCAGTAACTACCACCCAAGTCTTCTTTCGAAGGTTGTAGTGTATGCAGGGTATCTGTAGCATGTCCTTGTCAACCGAAGCTACTATAGCCTCTGGGCCAAGTTGGGTAGCCCTGATGCCAATAAGGTCATCTGCTTCCTCCCCCTCAGAAACTACAGCATCCCAGTTGTCTATCAGATGCTCCCTAATAGCCTGTAGGTGTACTGGTCGTTCAACTCCACTCCTGTTTGCTTTGTAGTTGTCCACAAGGTCGAACCTGAAGTTTCCCTTACCAGTCAGGAATACTTCCATCAGGCTTGGGTCAGGCTCGAACATTGTGTCTTCTAAGAGGTACTCTATGATCTCGTCAATCTTGTCGATGGCGTCCTCCGGGAAGTCATTGTTAGTGCTATAGGCTGCACGGTAGGCAACAATGTCTCCGTCCAACAACAACTTACTCGTCATAGGTGTCGATCAGGCGCTGGAGATACCACATTGCTTTCTTGTAGTCCTCCGCTTGCGTACCCTTGTAAGGTGCTCGTGAGACGTACTTAATCACATTGCCCTCAGAGAAGTTCATGTCCCAACTCTCGATGTAGTCCGCTGTCTCGATCCCCGCTGTGTAGTGGTGGGGGTGGTTTACTCTATCTTCACTCATTTGCTATCCTTCTCTACAGGCCAGTAGTATTCACACATACTTATATCAGGCATCTCCGTCTCCTTTAATAATCCAATCCCAGTCTTCCTGCACCCACTCTTGGTCTTCAAGCAGTGTTACTTTGTCACCGTGTAGTTCTTTCATCTGGTTGTAAGCAGGGGCGTTGTTCATTTTTAATCCGTAGTTATCTACATAGCACTTATAGCAACTACCACTAGCCCCCCAGAACCTCCAATAGTCTCCGTCAAACTCTGACTTAACTATACCGCTGTTGAGACGCCAAGAGTCACCTGTTAGGTAACTACCTGACCAACCTCCAAGTACACGGTAGTGCGGGTCGTCCCCACCAATTCTAAGGATAACCCAGTTAGCTGGTGCGTAGTCACTCATCGGTAGCCTCCATTCCTGCTAGGGCGGCGGCTAAATCGGCATGGTTCGGGTGAGCCACCCCAAATGTTTTACCGCCCACAATTCTCTTAGCCACCTCCGCCAGCGCCTTCACCTTCTCATTGGCAAACGCCTGTTCGTCGGTCGCGGCTAGGTCTGCGCGGGTGTTCCATGCGCCAATAGCGTTATCTGGATATGCCGCTGTCGGGCCAAATGCATCGCAGGTGTTACATTCAGCGTATTTGACGCCAAGTCCCGCCGTCACATCATCCGACCCACAAAACGGGCAGGGCTTTAGTGCTTCACTCATGGTCTGTTCCTTTCGTGGCTTGCTGCACTAGGTCAGCGGGTGGGGTTAGGGCGCGGATGGTGACAGCACAATATGCGGCGCTTGGATAAACGTGCAGTCCTGCTTCGTCTTTCCAGCCAAGAGCAAGTTTTTCACAGTGGGCAGAAGCTGCATCCAGCCCCATTTTGTAAGCGCGGGGGATTGCGGCGTGGGCATCGGATAGCGACGGGATCAGGTCAAGCTCTATCCTGCTCCGGCGTAACGTGGATATACGTTGTTCTTCGGCCAGCCTTGCTTCGGTCTGGGCCAGCTTTTTTGTGACAGACACAAGGCTGTCTCTTTGCTCAATAAATCGGGCCTCGGCTGCTTCGGCGCGGGCGATTGCTGCCTCCAACTCAGTCATTAGTTACTCTCCTTAATAAGTGCATCCCATGAGACAGGGAACAGGTCAGCCATCTTCTCACTGATCGGGTCGGCGACTAAACGGCTCTCGTACTGTGTGTCACTGGCGCACCGTAAGCGGCACATGGCGGCAAAGGCATCTAACGATCCACTCCAGTACCACTCGGTCATAATAGACTGAGGCAGGACCATACGGGCTTGCTCAGGAGAAACACCAACGTCCAATAGTTCATTGTAAGTCCGTAGGGCTGTGTAGTTGTTGAAGGCTACATCTGCTGTGGGGTAGACCACACCTTCAGACCCCTGCTTCTTGTCAGCACTACGACCACGCCACTGGTCAGGCACATAGAACTCTACATCAGAGTAAACGTAACGACGGCTGATCTCGTTCCATCGCAGGAACTTATGCTTAACCAACTGCCGTGCTACGAAGATCGGAGCCTTGACGTGAAAGGATGCAAAGGCATGTCCGAAGGGGCTGATGTGCTTGTGCTTGGCTAGGTAGCGGATCAGCTTGGCGTCACGCTCAGAGATTTTCAAGTGGGTAACACCATCACCTTGTTCGACTGTAAACAAACCCGTGGGTGTTTCTGATGTTACCCACTCACTCTTTTTACCAAAGCTAACCCGTGCTGCGTTGACTGTTGTTAAGTCTGATCCACAGTGATCAATGTAGTTTACTTCAATCTTAGGCATTCTTCATCCAATCTAATAAGTTTTCTAGTATTTCTACTGATGTGTTGTTCTTGATACGGTTGGCCTTCCTAGATAGCCAGAAGCCTAGCTGATCAGCATGAAAATTGTGCCTAAGCCAAGCAAGATCGCCACCAGAGGAAGTACGATCGATTGAATTCGTTCAAATCTTTTGACGCTCATTTGGTTCTCCTCTTTTACTTTTATAACATGCTTTTCAACATGACGCCATGTGTCACAAGCAGCAGCAGCCTCAGCAGCAGCATCATAAGCATCATCATAAGCAGCATCAGCAGCATCAGCAGCCTTACGAGCAGCCTTTAGTTCTTCAAGTTTACTTTCGTAAGCTACGGACCGATCGGACCCCATGCTGTCGATAAGCGTTGCCTTAATCTGTGTCATCTTTATGCTCCTGTAAAAGTTTCAGTTCAGCAACAATAGCCTCGGCATAAGCGGTAGCATAAGCAGCAGCAGCATCAGCACCAGCATAAGCAGCATAAGCATAAGCAGAAGCAGCAGCCTTTAGTTCTTCAAGTTTACTTGCCACCTTTATGCTCCTCGTACATGATCTCAAGCAACTCTTGAAACCCATCTGCCATTTCGTTGTGTGCGTCTATAACCAAGTCTAGGTTTTCCTTAGCCTCTTCAAGGTTGAGGAAGAGCCACAAAAGGACCATACACTGTCCAACTACGATAATCTCCAAAAGGTATTCCACGGCTCTTCTCCTTGTCAAGTAATGATAGTAGTAGGCGTTAGAACTTTTCTACACCATCGTCCCCTGAGGAACCACCCTCATAAGCTACGTGGTCCAGAACAGCTACCCGTTCGAGGCGGATGGAAGCCCGTGGGCCCTCGCCATAGATCGAGACCTTAACTGCAACCTTAGTGCCGTTTCCAAGTTCCCCGTCCTCAGTGAAGGACCACTTCTTTAAGCTCTCGCCCCCTGTGAAGTCGAACACCAGTGGGGCGCCACCGAAGTCCTCAATGCCTGATGGGTGCTTGTTAGGGCGCTTCAGCTTGATGTACTTACCACCCATACCCAGTGAGGTATCCCCCATCTTGATTGTGTCGTGGCCCATTGTGGACTGTGGTGCACCTGCCCCGAAGAAGGTATCAAAGTCTCCATCTGTCTCAGGGTAGAAGTTCATATTAAACTGACCCTCAGTCTTCTCGTGGAAATCCATATTGGAATCCATGTTCTCGTTAAAGATTTTCGCATACGTTACGAAACCTGTCATCTTGATGATTTGTGTCTTAGCCATGTGTAGTTCTCCTAGTGAATTTCAGCGTAGTTACTACCAAACTGGACATCTACGTCCAGCGGTACGTTCAGGTTAAACTTGTTGTTGGCCATGCCGATTGCTTTCTTCAGCAAGGCCCTAGTGTCATCCTCTTGCCCATCAGGGACAGCAAGGATCACCTCGTCGTGGAATTGTCCAATGGGCCACAGCCCACCAGTGCTCAGAATTGCGATCCAAGTGTCAAAGCAGAAGACCCCCGTTGATTGGTTCAGTGTGGAAAAACGATCCTTGTCGGAGCGTAAGTTGTGCCAAAAGCCTGACACTGGGTTCAGTAGCCATGTTTCATCTCCAATAGTCCTTACCTTCTGTTGCTCGGATACTTTCTTGACTGACCAGTTTCTCTCCCAGTAAGCCTCGATAAGTTTCTTAGCCTCTCGCTGTTTCATACCTGTTGTACGCGAAAGGTTTGCTGCGCCTACACCATAAATGCAGGAGTAGTTAGCAGCCTTGTACTTCTTACGCAGTGCAGAGAGGTCTCGCTCCCCCTTGTTGTGCTTGTCAATGTCATCTTGTGTGACTGCCCCTGCAAACTTACAGAGGTCTAGGTGAGGGTCAAACCCATCTTGTGACATTTCTGCCACATACCCTGGGTCCAGAGGCTTCATATAGTGACGCTTGGTTGTGTCTTCAAGGGACACCATGTCAGAACCACACAAAGTATGGCCAACAGGTGCAACCAAACAACCCCTGATCTCCTTACCCCAAGGCTTATCCACCCCCGGTAGATTAACCAGAGGCTTCATATGCTTGAAGCGGAAGGTGTTTGTAAGCCCTGCTACCTCAGCCTTAAGCCACCCATCCTTGTGGCTCTCCAAGAAGCCCTTTAGAACCGACAATCTGTGTGTGATTACCGTCAGGCCATCCAGAAGTTCCACCGCTGGGTGCTGCTCGATTAGTTCCAGTACGCTGTCGCATAGTTCACTGTCCTTTCTGACTTGTGGTATCTTACGCTCTTCACCGTAGTTCTCACCACGGATATACTTGAAGGTTCGTGGCTTCCAACCAAGATCATAGAGCCAATCCTTGACCTGATCGTTGCTGTTAGGGTTGCCCTTCTCTTCGCCAGTACGCACCGTGATGGGCTGGTTTGTAGAGGCTGGTAGGTAGTTGTCTGCAAGTGCTTGAAACCACCGCTCACCCACTACTGAAAGCTCACCGTCCGCCTTATACATCTTGGCAGGTGGGTTCATCTTCCGTGTCAGGATACGCACTGGCATTGCGTCCGCTAGTGCTTTCTCCTTCTCTACCTTCAGTGCTTCCAGATCATCGTAGTGCATCTGTGCCTTATCCACGTATAGGCGCCATCCTAAGGCCTCCTGAGTGGCTGCACACTTCATCTTGAAGGTCAGGTAGCGGATGATACGCTTCTCCTTCTCCTCATCGTGATACAGGCGCTTCAGCTTCTTACTCAGTTGTTGCCATAGTTGTAGGTTGATCTTGACGTCTTCCTCACAGCGGTGTGTGTATTCTGCAACACTAAGGTTTTCCCAGTCATCAACCACAGGCTTGGGGACACCGTACTCGTCACCATACTGGGCTAGGCCATGTCTTGCCCGCTTGAAGTTCAAGTACCACGACAACACCAAGGTGTCTACCAGGTCGGCCTTGACCTTGATACCCAGCAGCTTCTCCACCAGTGGGATGTCGTATCGGACGATATTGTGCCCGATCAGCCTGTCAGCACTCAGAAAGAAACTACGCATCTCATCGTAGTCTGTGGTAGATACTACCGCCCCATCAGGGACAGAGTATGAT